GATAACGAAAGGCGCTTTTGCAGCTATCGCGCACAACGGACGTTGCCGGGGTATTCCCCGTCGATACCACACAGTGGGCGCGCGTTACGATTACGAACCCTACAGCGTTCAACGCACAAGGCGGCGCGCTGGGTAGGGCGGTTAACTTTAAATGCAAATTTGAAATATTGGAACCTTAGAAAATGGAAGTACTGATAAGAATAAACGGTGTTTTGTTGGATGGCGTAGCGTCCGGTGCGGTTAAGCTCACCATAAACAACCCGGACCCCATTAAGTTTTCCGAGCGCACCGTAAGTTATTCGGGAAGCATCACAGTGCCCAGGTCACAAGTTAATGACCGGGTGCTGAAATCGGAGCGCTTCCCCGGTCATTACACACGTACGGCGCCCTACGTTGCCGAGATTTCGTTTTCGGGGTTTGACGTTCCCTTCGGTGGCAGCTTGTTCCGCGCCCGTGTATCAGCAGACCCGGACAGCTATACGGTTGAGCTGATAGAGACCATATCAAAGTTATCCACCCTCCGCGCCCCGGCGGTAAACATACCGACCTTCGAAACGCCAGCGTACCAGTATTCGACGTATAGGGATAGCCTTAATTACGCGTACCCTACCCCGGTAGTTATGCCGAACCTTTATGCGGCTGACGGGACAACGCCCGTACAACTTGCATACGTTGAAAACCGGGTAACGAAAGCAGCAGGCGATTATGAAGATGCGGAAAGTCAGTTAGTTTTTATGGGCGCGCATGACGGGCTTAGAGGTTCGGTGTATCCCACCAGCTACATGATTGCCGAGAATAACGACGTGGCGACGTGCTTCACGTATATGGTAGGCTCTACGTTCGACCTCGAGTTTACCTCTGATTCGTTCATTATCCTACCGCCTTCCGCCCCGGCAACCGTTTACCTACGGAGTAACGGAGGTACGTTTGCCTTGCCTTTTGCGCGCGGAAAGGTACGCCCGGATGGTAATTACCCGTACTACCCGGTAAACCCCGGCAGCACGCCTTGCACAATAACACCGAGACCAACGCGAGACTTGAACTTCGCATTTTCGACCTCCGCGAGTTCTACGGTTTATTCGAGCACACCGATTACGTCCGTACCGACGACGGAAGCCTATTTTATATCATTCAAAATTAAGGTGGTTGGTTCTCCTTGGTATGCGTGGGACTTGGTTGCTACTATGGGGCTGGATACTCCGTTCGATATTGTGCAGGCGTTCTGCAAGGCATTTTGCTGGACTTATGAATTTCAGTCCCAGCCGTTTTCGTTGACCCTTAAGCCGTTCATAAACCCGTCGACCTCTTCGACGTATCGGCAGAACTGGAGCGGCAAGATAGACATGAGTACGGTTAGGGTGTCCGAAGCAGAAGGGGCGGCACGAACATACGCGGTGAAGGTAGGCGAATTAACGCAAACCGTGGGCGGCTATGGCGGTGCGATATCCACCCAGGAGACAGCAGGAGAGAGTAATTTCCCGGTCAACCCTGGGGGGTCTAAACCGTACGCCTCTATGATACGGGCGAGCGGCACAAGCTGGCTACCCGATAACTACTTCAACCGTGCCAGTGGTTACCGCGCTACAATAGCCGGGCATTACAACCGATTTTCCCCGGGATGGCAAGTAACGGCAAAGATGCGATTAACGTATTTTGACATTAAAAACATGAAGTCTGATGCGTTGTATTACGTCGATGAGTTGGGCGCTTGGTTCTATCTTAGAACTATTAGCAATTGGGACGCGTCAAAGGGCACGGCTAACGTTACATTAATAGCCGTTAACAATTAAAAACAAAAATTATGGCTGAACAAGTTACATTATTAGACCTCTCCTTTGATACATCCGAAGCACTTGACGGGCTGGACGCGCTTATAGCTAAATCGCTGGAGCTGGCGGAAACAAAGAAGTCTTTGCAAAGCGCGTTGAAGGACGAGAAAAAGCAATTAGACGAGGCCGGAAAAGCGTTCAAATCGGGTAGCATATCGCAGGACGAGTATAGGAAGGCCGTTTCCGATTCCACCAAGGCACAAGTAGATTTAACGAAACAGTTAACGGATACTAATAAGTCCATTTCTGACAATAACGCGGCTATCAAGGTAAACACTACGCTGTTATCCAGTCAAGAAGACAGCGTAGACGCTTTACGCGCACAATTGGCAAAGAACACTAAGGAGTTAAATGCCATGAGCGCGGCGACCCGGAACAATACGGACGAGGGCAAAGCGCTTGTTACCGAGACCAAAGAGATATCCGACCGACTTAAGGAGATGGAAAAGGCGGTAGGTGATAACCGGCGGAACGTAGGTAACTATGCGGAGAGTGTACAAGAAGCGTTAAGCAGCACACAGGGCCTTTCGGGGGCTACTGGCTCGCTTGTTTCCTCTCTGAATACCGGTACGCAGAGTTTCAAGGCGTTCACGGCTGTAGTTAAGGCGAACCCCTTGTTAGCCATCATCTCGCTTGTTCTCCTTCTCGCTTCCACTATCGAAAAGCTGGTGAAACGTAACAGTGAGGCGGCAGCAGCCCTTAAGGCAGCATTCGCACCATTTGAGGTTATCTTCTCGCGAATACTTGATGGTGTTACCAATATGCTAACGGGCATTGCTGAGGCGTTCACGTGGATAAGTGACAAGGTTGTAGCGCTTCTTTCGTCTATCGGGGCTATCTCCGAGGAGACGACGAAGGCAGCGAAGGTGGCTAAAGGGTTGTCTCAACAAGAGTTGGAGATATACGAGGCAGAAACGAAGAACCTCGTAACCGTTACCGCGATGCGTAGAGAGCTGGAGGCCCAAAAGACACTTGTAGGAGACCAGCTAAAGAGCATGAACGAACGAAACGCGGCCGCCCAAAGGGGTATAGCCATCCTTAAGCAGATGGAAGCCGCGGAAGTAGGTGTGCTGAAACAGAAATACGAGCAGATCAAGGCCCAAAACGAACTGGGGTACACCTCCAAAGAAGACAGGCGCGCGGAAATGCAAGCTTAGCAGACCTTCAAAGCAAGCAAGCTGAATACATCTCACAGCGTAAAGAGCTGGAGAACCAGGCGAGCGGTTTGGTAGCCCAACAGAACGCAGCGAACGCAGCAGCGTTTAAAGCCAACGAGGAGAAGAAAGCCCAGGCGGCCATAAAGGCGGCACAAGAAGCGGAAGCCGCGAAACGGGAATTGCAGGAGCAGACTATAAAGCAGTTCGAGGAAGCGCGTACCAAGTTAGACCTATCTTTGCAGGAAAAGGAAATAACCAATGGCAGTATAAAGCTTAAGCTTGAAAACGAAAAAGCCTATGTAGAGGAAAGTCTAAAGTTGGAACGTTACAGACTGGAACAGGGCCTAATCTCGCAACAGGAGTTCGCCAACCGGGAACAAGCGTTTCAGCTGGGGGTTCTTCGATTGGAACAACAGATGCGTGAAGAACAAGACCGTACCGAAAAGGAAAGGAAAGCACTCGACGAGGCGAACCTAAAAGAATTGCAGATGGCTAACATAGCTAATGAGTATGAATTAAGGCAAGCTACGTTAGATGCGCAATACCAGCAGGAGATTGCAGCAGCAGAGAAGATAGGGGCGGACACGGCTCTTATTCAGTCGAAGTACGAGAAGGCTAAAGAGGATAACACGAGAGCACGCGTTAACGCTGAATTGACTATGACGGCCGGGCTGGCAGGTCAGATGTCTACTTTGCTGGGCGAAGAGAGCGCAGTCGGTAAGGCGTTCGGTGTGGTTCAAGCAACCATTAACACGTATATCGGAGCTACTAAGGCGCTGGCACAAGGTGGTATCCTTGGTATCGCACAAGCCGCGGTAGTCATTGCTTTCGGTATGAAACAAGTTGCAAGCATCGCCAAACAGAAAGAACCCGATACGAAGGTAAGCAGCGTCAAGAAGTACGCAAAAGGCGGTCAGATATTCGGCAAGTCTCACGCACAAGGCGGTGTAACTTTCCGCGGTGATAACGGCCAGGTGTTCGAGGCCGAAGGAGGCGAAAACGTCTACATTATGAAGAAATCTGCGAGTGCAGAGATTAACGCCCTATCAGCCATTAACGAAGCGCACGGAGGTAACTCTTTCGCTACTTCGGGTCTTTACAAGTTTGCCGATGGCGGTATGGCTGCAAGCATATCCGAAGTGAACCGAATGGTTCGGCAATCTGATAATGTGCGCCTATCAAGCGAAAGCATTAACCAATTGGCAGGGGTTGTTATCGACGCGGTTATGAGCATGCCCAACCCGGTTGTATCGGTGCAGGACATCAACGCAGGACAAAACGAAGTTTCGGTAGTACAAGGTTTTGCGACCTTCTAATATTAATCAACTCGTACAGGGATGGCGCTTAATGCAAAAGGCGCTATCTTTGCACGTGTTACAACAAAAACAAACTTATGAAATTTAAAAAGCTTAGAATTATTCAAGCCGGGTTGACGACCAACTTTGGAATGTACGAAGGTGGGGAATACCCCCTTTCGATTACCGACGCGGCTGTACACAGTGTTGTAGCGCTCGGAAACCTTAAGCCCGTCCATTGCAGGCGTACCCACAACGGTAGTGATATGCTGGACGGTTACCTGGGTAAATTTACTAATTTCGTTTATGAGGATGGCGCGGCCTTTGCGGACTTCGAGATGTCCGAAGCACTGGAGACCGCCTACCCCAGTGAAGCGAAATTCATTGCAACCATGATTGAAAAAGAACCCGATATGTTGGGTGTTTCAGTAGTTGGTTACAATTCGGTAGAATTGAATGACGGTATTCTTGACGTTACCGAGTTTGTAGAACTGTATTCATGCGATTTAGTGGGGCTTCCAGCCGCCACGGAAAGCCTTTTTAATAACAATAAAACAGAGAAAAAAATGAACAAATTTTTCAGCTCGTTTGCAAACTTGTTTCAGAAGACACAGTTCGCAACGGAAACAGTAGAAACCGTGGACGGTAGTAGCATTACTATTGAGGCGGCTGGTGAGACGATGGCTATTGGTGATAAGGTCTTTGACAGCGAAGGCAACGTCCACCCGGATGGCGATGTGCAGATTCAAGTTGAGGAAGGTATTTTGGTTATCACGATTGAAGACGGTGTAATTACCGAAGTTAAGCCCTATGAGGCAGAAGAACCCGTAACAGCAGCAGTACCCGAAGAGTTTGCAAACCGTATCGCAGCGCTTGAAACATCTATCGCAACGCTTACAGCCTCAATTGCAGCGATGACAGCACAATTTAGCCGTGCAACAGCGAAACCCGGTGTTCCTCCGGTAGGCATTCCGAAGGACAGGAAGAAAGGAATAGAACTCAGTCGTGATGCAGTAGCAGAGGCGGCAAAGAGATTTTACAAAAAATAACAAATCAAAAAATTAAGAAATTATGGCACTTACATTTACAGACCTTAACAAACTGAATATTAACAGCTTGAACGAAGTTATCTCTTTGACCGTCGGACTGGCTGGCGAGATTTCTAACGGTATTACCGTGCTTAACGGTATCGCTAACAACACGCCCGTTGTTTCCCTTACAGCAGCCGACAAGGCGCTGCGTAAATCGGTGGGTTGTGGCGGTGATTACTTCTACAATAGCATAGCTGACAAGGTTAAGTATTACACGCACGCCCCTATTGAGTTGCCCATCGAAATCTGTTTGCAGTCCTTGTGGGGTAAGATGGTAGCCCGTGGTATTAACCTGGAAGATGATTTTTCCGCTACTGACTTGGCAGGTTTTATTCAGTCCGAAGTATTGAAGGTATTGGAAGCTGACTTGCTGCGTCTCGCTTGGTTGGACGGTGATGTTAAAGAGGAGGCTACTGGTTACGGTATCTTTACGCGCGGCGGTATCATCAAGCAGTTTAAGGATAGCAAAGAGACCGAAAACGTTCTGAAGCTCGACACAGCAGGCGTTCTTGCTGCACTCCGTGGAGCTATCGACGCACAGCGCCCCGATACACTGGATAACTCGGAGTTCTTTGTGACGTCTAACGTTATGCGTCTTTATAAGAACTTGTTGCAGGATAGAGATAACAGCGCTGCACAATCCGATATCGTGGACGGCCGCCCGGTTTACTTCTTTGAAGGTTACAAGATTACCGAACTGCGACACGTGTCTAATGCTGCCTTGGCTGACAGTGATACAAAGGCTTTCGTAGTGTTCACACCGAAGGAAAACATTCAGATTGCCTTGGAAAGTAGCTCTACTAGCATTGCACCGTTCATCCAGGATGCCAAAACGCGTAATTACTACTCGCAAACAGTGTTCGCGGCTGATGTTATGCTGGTAGCTCCCGAAAAAATGCAGATGTGGTCGGTAGCGAATGAATAAAGCAATTAAATCATTTACTAATTAAAGGGGGTCGGGATATTAACCCAGCCCCCCTTTTTTATTTCAAAAGTAATATGGGAAAACAATGTTTAACAAAACTTAGTGGAAATATCACAGTCGGGTGTACCCTTCCGCAAGTAGGTATCAAAAATATATATTTGATAAATACGGACGACGTGAAGTTAACCCTTTCATCCGCGAATACGTATGTTAGCTCGATTACTTTTGCCAAGGATGCTAAATCTATTTTGGTGGAAGGATACAAGCAAAACATTCAAGTTACCGGGTCTCTTCGGACTATGGATGCCTCTGTAAAGCAGGATATCAGCGTAGTGTTTAAACTACCCCGTACCGGGTCTTATGTAGCACAAACCAGGTCTCTGATTACGGGAAAGTTTTATGTCCTGGTGGAGGAGGCGAACGGTGAGCATACATTTGTAGGCGCGGTATCTCCTTTGGAGTGTTCGGGGTATGACTTCGACAGCAACGCCAATGCAGGTATGATAACCGTAACGCTAACCGCACCCGAAGGTTCGGCAGGGAATTATTTCACTTATGCGACAGCAGATGCAGTTAACGCAATCAAATCAAATGTAGGAGCTTAAAGATATGGCATGTATTTCAAAATTGGCAAACGCAATTGCCTATAATTGCGACAGCGGCGCGGCTGGTTTAGCTAGCGCAATTATTATTAATAAATCGGATATTGCGAGTTTCGTATTGTCGTCCCCCAGCGCTACGCGCGTCGTGTCTATTGCTATGGCAACGGCTGGAAAGGCGTACAGGATAGATGCCGTTAAACGCTCGATTACTGCTTCAACGGCGCTAAAGGTTAATGACGGCGCACCGAATGCCTATAAGCATACGGTTGCACTCACCATAACGGGTGTTACAGGTCTTTCGGCTTTATCACAAGCCCTTTCCAATGGAAATTTCGTTGTTATCACAAAAGACCTATCGGGCCCGTGCTATGTTTACGGACTATATCACGGACTATCGGCCACAGCCTACGACCGTAGTTCACACGATAACGGGGGCTGGGTAGCGGTTACGCTTGAAACGCCCGAAACAGTTATCAGGAGAAGACAACCTATATATGGACGCCGCGGACTACGACACCCTTTACGCGGCAGCAGTAGTATAGTAATTAACTAAAAAAAAGAAAGGAAAAAATAATATGGCATGCATAGGAAAAATAGGGGCGTCTTTAGTTATGCCTTGTGGCGCTCCCAACGTTGGGACATGGGCAGACCAGTAACGGCAAAGCTTTTAAACGCTTCGGATATCGCGAGTTTCACCGTTTCGGGGGACGGTTCAGCTAAGATAACCCGGGCAGCTAAGGCAGTGGGCTACGAAGTAACAGCCGTTAATAATTCGCTCACCGTGTCGGTAGGGCTTAAGTCGCAGGACATTGTGCCCGGCGCATATGATGTATCAATCACGTTTAAGAACTTCCGCTCGGCAGGGGCGCTATCTACCGGGACTTTAGGCGTTGCTGACGCTATAGCCCGTGCAGAACTGGTCATTGCCGTAGAGCACGCCGGCGGTGTTTATCGGGTCTACGGATTGGGTGCTCCGTTGGTTTGTACTGAACTTGTAGGGGATTCTGCAGCGAGCGAGTATTACACTTATACGTTTGGCGTAGAAGACTGGCAAGTAGGCACGACTATTCACAGCTTAACAAAAGCTGATTATGACGCGTTGTCCACAGCAGCAGCAGCTTAATAAATCAAAAGAAAATGAAAGAAGAAAAAACAAATACTACGGGGCAGGGCAAAAGCACTGCACCCGTTGTTGTTGAACCGAAGGTTGCAACATTACAGGAAAAGTTAGATACATATTATGCAATGACCGGGCTAAAACTCGACCCTAATTGCCATATGGATATGGAATATTTATCTTTGTGGTATGAAACGAAGTATCTGACAAAGGTGGTTTACAGATGGGCAATGAAGCCCGGGGCGCGTATCGTGCATTACGTTGATGGTGTCGTGTATAAGAGCGCGAACATGACAGACGAAATAGCGGAACGCCTCATGAAGGAAAACCCGGCTTATGCGGAATGCTTCGTAGAAATCAATAAGGAGGAGAATTAAATATGATAGGTTACAGACGTTTCGCGCTTGTTGTCGAAAAGGCGCTTAAGTTGTCCGCCAATACGGGCGATAAGATTATTAACTACGGAGATGGCAACTTATATCCGCAGGAAATAGCAGAGCTTATATACGCTTCCAAGACAGCCACGGCGGCAGTTGAGAAAATGACCGAGAACATTATTTGCGAAGGATTCAAAAACAAAGATTTCGCGGCGATAACAAACGGAAACGGCTGTAATATGGAAGATGTTTTAGAAGCTACGGCAAACGATGTCGCACGTTTTAGGGGCTGGGCCTGGATAGTCCAATATGGTTTGACACCCGAAGGTTACAAGCCCCGAAACGTGTACAACGTTCCGTTTGAGTATGTCCGTGCCGAGATGAACGACAACTATTTGAAAGACCCCACCATAAAGAGATGGCGCGTTTTCAATAATTGGGACAGACAGAACGTCAAAGCAACGAGCAGCGCGCAGAACTCCACGGTATATCCGACCTATGACCCGGAAAATTTCGCATCGGAAGTTGAGGAATGCGGCGGTATCGAGAACCATAAGGGGCAGTTATTGTACGTTAACCTTGGTACAACCCGGCGTATCCCCTTAGTACGTTCCATTCGGTACGTAACGAGATGGGCGCGGAAGACAAGAACGGCAAGTATGTTAACCGTACTTTGGGCAGGGGCTTCCACATGTGTAGTATCGTGTCGCACGGTGATTTTGAGACAGAGCAAGCACAACAAGAATTCCGCGATACGCTGGCCGATATGATGGGTAGCGAGAACGCCGGTTCCGTGCTTACCGTAAGGGATGAAAACGTAGCTACTGACAAACCTTTTATCCGGGTTGACCAGTTAGGCAGCCCGATAGATAGGGAGCTGTACAAGGCATATGTAGAACCCCTTAGAAAGGATATCGCCATATCGGCATATAACATTCCGTTACCCCTTATTGACAGCTCTCTGATGACCTATTCAAACGCCTCGGGCGAGGTTATAAAGGAGCTGCAAAAGGTCTATCGCAATAGCTTGCAAAAGATACGTCAACGCATCTCACGCGAGTTGTACCAAGTGTTCGGGGTTGACCCGTCAGTTACAGAAATTGAAAATAAATTTGATAACGAAAATGGCATACCCGATTCAGAAGTTCAGAACGCTGTTTGAGATAGCGACGGACGTAAAAGACAATAAGATAGAGAAGGCTTTCTTTGAGGCCGACCTATTGGACATATTGCCCCAAGTGGGGGCGATGTACGAGGCTATCCCGGTAGAGTACATTGCGGATGGCGCGGACTTCGCAGGTGCGGAAAGGGTTATATGCTATTATGCCTTTGCCCGTTACTTGCAGATAGCAGACCAAAACAGTACAACCACCGGGATGAAGATTCAGACGTATGGCGGTTCAATAGTTGTTCCAGATACAAGTAAAGTTAAACGGTTTGAAGCCGAACGGGGCAAAGCCGATTTGTTTTTAGAACCTTTGGTTTGCCGTATGAAAAAGGACGGCTTTATAAAGGTATGTGTAGTTCAGAACTCTCGTATAAGTCTTATCAAGTGATAGAAAGTCTGGGAGCTTACTTCCGAATGTTTTTCGCTGTTACCGTTCTGACAGTTGTTTCGGATGTGAAGGACTTTATATTCATTGTTGTGATAGTGACCGCCCTTAATTGGTTAGCCGGGTATCTCGCAGACCACCGAAAGGGCAAACCGTATCAGCACAAAAAGACAATGCAGGCCATTAGGGAGCTTTTTCTAACGAGCGCGTATATTGTTTTTTGTTGCCTTACTTGTAATATGTTAGAACCGGGCATTGATTATCGGTTATTGATTAAGGGCCTCACGGGTATATTCCTTGTTATATACGCGAGGAACATAACCAAGAACCTACGCATTATCCAACCGTCTAATGAGTTTATAAAAGTGCTTAACAGTATTGCCAATAGCAAATACTTTAGCCTTAAAAAGAAGATTAAAGACGGTGAGTATGATTTACCCATAGAAGAAAGGAAAGAAGATGGCAAACAGTAGTAAACTTGTACCGTTTATCCTCCAGTGGGAGGGCGGTTTCGTTAATGACCCGGACGACTTGGGAGGGGCAACCAACAAAGGCATAACTATAGGCACGTTTACCGAGTACAGACGGAAAAAGGGGTTAAAAGCCCCTACCGTTGAGGACTTGAAAAACATATCTGATGCCGAATGGCACGACGTTTTTAAGTCATTGTACTGGGATAGATGGAAGGCGGACGGTATCAACAGCCAGGCAGTAGCCAATATCATAGTAGACTGGGTATGGGCTTCCGGGGTGCACGGCATTAAAAGACCTCAAAAGCTGTTGGGCATGGCAGCTGATGGGCTGGTAGGGCCAAAGACTATCGCAGCCATTAACGCGGCAGACCCCAAAAAGCTATTCGACGCCATCAAGGCAGACCGGGCAAAGTTTATCGACGAGATTTGCAAGGCGCGCCCGAAGAATGAGAAGTATAGAAAGGGTTGGATGAACCGTATTAACGCGATTAAATATGAGTAGGTTTAGGCAAGTCATGATATTGGTTTTTGTTATCGTGATTGTTGGCGGTAGCATATCTAAGTTAATGGATACCGTTAAAAAGCAGAAAGCCGAAATAGAGCGCCTGGATAGGAATATAGACGCGATGAACGAAGCCGAAGTACAATACATATCGAAGTTGGGCGATGCCGCTGTGAAGCGTAAGGCCTTGGAGTTATCCGCGAAGGAACTAAAGAAACAGAACGCAGACCTATATAAAGAGGTGAAAGCGCTGGACGTTCGTTTGAAAGACGCGCTTTCAGTTAGCAAGGCAGTAACAAAAACAGTGATTAAGGAGGTTGTGAGAACCGACACGATCAAGGGGGCTGTGATAGCCGAATACCGAGACCCGTGGAACACAATAAGAGCAGAACAAAGAGGAGACAGCACGGAACTTTTGTACCAAGGTAATGACACGATAGTAGGGGTAATCTCGGTTAGAAAGAAACGTTTCCTTTTTTTTAGATGGGGCGTCAAGTCGGTGGACTATGACATATCGAACAAAAACCCCAAAACAAAAGCGAATATTGATATAGCTGTTAAGTTCAAGTAAAACACGATTTAAGGGTGCGTTCTTCGGAATGTGCCCTTTTTGCGTCTCAAACTGTGCCACTGTGCCAGGCACGGTTTTTAGGTGGCACAGTCTTTGTCTCACTTAACTTGCTGTATTATAGTTACTTATAGAGGTGTGCCAGGTGAGACAGTGAAAATGGTATAACACTTTATTTTGGCTATTATTGAAATTTACCCCCTCTACTAAATATTCGTAGTATAGTAGTATTTTATATATTCCAAATAAAGTTATAAGAAACATCAGCCTCACCTGGCACAATCGACTTTTTCCGCTGTAAAGGCTTGGTTTGCAGTGAGTTAAGTGAGACAGCGCTTTTTCGAGGGGTGGCACAGTCCGAAATCTCATCTTTTAAACGGCTGGTTTTCAACATTTTAAGTGAGACAGAGCACTTTTATTCTTAAATAATGCTAACGAAATGTACAACCTATTGATAAAAGCCGTATATTTGTAATGTCAAAAGGGAGAAACCAAGGTTTACTCACCTAACGGAAGGCCACCGAGGCATTAAAACGGAAATAAAAGTATAAACGATTAAAAAGTAGAATTATGAAAGCGATTAACTGTATCTTTAGAGAAACGATTAAAGAAGATAAGTTCGGGATGAAAAGCCATACCCTTGTATTCTTGGACAATAACGGTACGGAACAAAGCGCGCCTTTTACAGAGGTACGTTTCGACGGGCATTTCGGTAGCTACCAGTTCGAGGGGGAGGCATACAACTTCATGCAACCCGTGTTGGAGGCGATATATAATAAAAAACGTTAACGAGTGAACCAACGTATCAGTAAAAGCGTTATATTTGCATCAACAATTTAAAAAGGGTAAGGTTATGAAAGAGAAAGAATTTATCATCGCAGAAGTGAAAAAGCATCTATCCGCATCAGTTAAAAAGAGTAAGTACGAAGTTATCGAGGCGGCAAGGAACATGCCTACGTTCGAGGGGTTTATACTACCTTACTACGTATCGACAATGGAAGGTACTAAACACCCCGTAGACGTTGAAAACATGTACATCTACTGCGACGAGTACGACGAGTTTTATAACCTAACGGTAGTCCAGGTTGCCGAACGCATTCTACAGGGCAAAAAAATATAAAGATGCATAAATTAATTAGAAACCATATAAAAAAAGAAAATCATGAAAGTTACAACATTATCATTTGAATTTGACGGGAGAAACGAACAAGAAGTTATTAACGTTACTAAGATGCTGAAAGCGCTACTTTCGGGCGCTTCTGACGAGGTTTCAGCAGAAACGCATGTAGTTACACCTAAAGAGGAAGAAAAGCCCGTAGCGGTCAGCAAAACAACCTCTACAGCCGTACCAACGTTCAGCGAACCAGCTCAACCCGTAGCACCTACGTTTAGCGAACCGTCGAAGACTGCCGCCCCGAAAAAGATTAAGACCGGGCCAGCAAAGGTAGAAGAGCCAGCAAAGGTAGAAGAGCCAGCAAAGCCAGCAAAGAGCGAAGCACCTACTTTGAAGGAGATGCAAACACTCGTTATATCAAGTGTTAGAACCGGGCACGTTACGCACGATGAGATGTCATCTATACTATTAGAGTTCGGCGGTACGTCGCTGTCATCCGTTAACCCTTCCAAGTATGCTTTACTTAAACAACGCATTGAAAATTATCCTTTGACGAGATGAAAGAACAAATAAACCATAGCAAGCGCGAACACGCGCTCCTATCTCCGAGCGGTTCACACCGCTGGATGAGTTGCACACCGTCCGCACGGTTGGAAGAAAGCATACCGAGCAAAGGCAGTGCGGCATCAGAAGAGGGAACAGTAGCGCACGAGTTGGCCGAACACGCAATACGGAAGTATTTGGCCGGGGAATACATGCCTTTGATTGATGAGCTACCCGTACCTAAAGAGATTGCCGAAAACAAGTATTACAGCCGCGAGATGGAGAAGTACGTAACAGATTACGTGTGTTATGTGTGCGACGTTTACGAGGTCATAGAAGGCGCGGAAATGAGTATAGAACGAAAGTTCGACCTAACAATGTACGTTCCCGAGTGCTTTGGTAGCTGCGACTGTGATATAGTAGGCGAAACGGTTCTGAACATCATCGACCTTAAGTACGGTAAGGGCGTGCAGGTGGAAGCCGAGAACAACACGCAATTAATGCTCTATGCACTCGGTGTCCTTCGCTCCTTACCGCCCGAAAAACAGTCTAAAATCGAAACGGTACGCATGCACGTCGCCCAGGTACGGTTGGGACATTACCCGGTATTCGAGATGGCGGCACGAGACCTCACCCACTGGGCGATACACGTATTAAGCCAACGGCCGAGAAAGCATTTGCCGGGCAAGGAGAAACGAAGGTAGGTTCTCATTGTAAGTTCTGCAAGTTCAAAGCGCAATGCCGGGCGCAACGTGATGCACTTGTTAACGAGTTCGAGACCCACGGAGAGGCCAAAGCCCTATCCTGGAAGAAATCGGGGATATACTTAATAAGGCGGACATGTTTACTGACTGGCTGGCATCGGTTAAGCAGTTTGCAATGTCCGAGGCGTTAAGCGGTAAGCATGTGAACGGGTGGAAGCTTGTAGAGGGACGTTCGGCCCGTGTGATTAAAGACGAACAAGAAGCCTTAAAACGCCTAACTGATGCAGGTTTTGACCGGGAAGCCCTTACTAATACGAAGATAAAGGGTATCGGAGACTTGGAACGTACCGTGGGAAAGAAACCGTTAGCGGTTCTACTGGACGGTGTTATAGTCAAGCCCCAAGGAGCGCCAACGCTCGCCCCGGAAAACGATAAGAGAGAACCGATACAGCCTACTTTGGATATGTTCGAGGAATTAAATTCATAAAAGAAGTTAACAGAGTGAACAACTTACAGCTTTATTTGTTATATTTGCATACGATTTAAAAACGGAACGTCCGAACCGATTAGAGGGCAAAAAGAAAAAAAGTGTAATATGAAAGCAATGATTAAAAATGCGAGATTGAGTTATGTACGTGTATTTGAGGCAGCACAAATTAATGGACAAGGAGATGCAACGTATAGTGTTTGTCTACTGATTGACAAGAACAGCCCGGAAGTTCCAAAGATTAAGGCAGCGATTGAAGCCGAGCGCGCAACATTCAAAGCCAAGTATCCCAAACTGGCAGGCAAAGACCCCAAGACGTGGAACAACCCATTAAGAGATGGAGACGAAGAAAAAGACGGTGCAGAATACGAGGGTTGCTACTTTATCAACGCAAAGCGCAAGGAAGCCCAGGGCGCACCGATCGTAATCGACGGACGTAAACAGTACATTACAGACAAGAACGAGGTGTATAGCGGCTGTTACGGTAATGTGGCCGTTTCCTTCTACCCTTATGAGTTTACCGGGAAATACGGTGTGGGCGTAGGGCTGAACGGAATACAAAAGACCGCGGACGGTGAACGTTTGGACGGTGGTACAAGCCTCGACGACTTCGATATGGTGGATATCGACGAAAACGACGATTTATTTAAGTAACCCCTTTTCAGAGTAAAAAACATTAATAAGAACCTGGGGGCGTAAAAGCCCCCACAATTTAAAAAGCAAAAATGGGAAAAGGTGATTCATATATAACGCACAAGGGGTTAGAATTTCAAAGGCAACGGGCAAGCCAGTTAAGACGTACACAAAGAGAGATACAGCATACTGGAACGCACGTATGAACATGTCAGAAAGCGAACCTGTCGAAGTGGTGGTAGACCCGGTAATAGCAGAGCTGCAAACGTTGTACACCGAAGAAGAGATACAAGGCATCATAGACCTAAAGAAAGACAGCGCTCCTATCGAGCTGGTGGAGATTCACACGAAAGCCAAATCAACGCTTGACGAAAGTAACACGGGCTTTTTAATCGCGTCGGACTGGCACGCGGACGAGGTTGTTAAGGCCTCCACCGTTTTAGGCAAGAACGAATATAACCGGGACATAGCGGAAAAGAGAATAAAGAACTTTTTCTCAAACGCCATCTACATGGTGAAGAAGAAGCCCGTAGATAACTTGGTGGTAGGTCTTATCGGAGATATGATAGGCGGATATATTCACGACGAACTTGCGCAAACAAACAGCATGACACCTATGCAGGGAGTTCAGTTCGTAAAAACGCTCATTATATCGGGGCTTATGGCTATTCACGACGAGCTGCCAGACCTTCAAAAAATAGTAGTAATAGGCATATGCGGAAATCATTCAAGAACGACGAAGAAAATGCAATTCTCGAACGGCTTCGCTATGAACCACGAATACTTCATGTACAAGGATATTGAGCAAACGTTAACACTCATGGGTTTAACAAAGTTCGAGTTCGTTATACCCGAAAGTGAATTTGCCTACCTCGACATCTACGGCAAAAAGATTTTGTTCTGCCACGGACACCAGTTTAGAAGTGCAGGCGGTATCGGGGGTATCTATCCGAGTATGTTTAAGTGGTACGCAAAACTAAATCAGACCATCAAAATAGACAAGGCATTTATAGGGCATTACCACCAAATGATATATACGAAAGAGGTTTGTGTCAATGGTTCTCTCAAGGGCTTCGACGCGTTCGCAATGGGTCACGGGCTGGCATACGAAGAACCTCAGCAAACATACGTTATTCTGAATGAGAAGCGAGGATTTATTTTCTACTCACCTATCTTTGCCGATTAAGTAATAAGGGCTATCAATTGTTAAATAATTGCAACTGATAGCCCTTTTTCTTGTTTATTCAAAACTTTTACCTACCTTTGCCGTTGTATTAGTATAAACAATTAAAAACCAAAGAGATTATGAGACATCTTTTTATAGACTTTGAAACATACTCCGAAACAGATATTAAAAGCGCTGGCAATTACAAGTATTGCGAAGACCCGGCCTTTGAAATATTGCTGTGCGGTTATATGTGGGACACCGACACGGAGGTATCAATAATAGACCTAACAACCGGGAACGGGCATAATGAGTTTAACGAGTTGTTCACGTCGGTAGCCAACGACCCGGAAGTAATTATAGTATGCCACAACGCGACGTTTGAGCGCGTCTGTTTGAAGGAATACGGGTTCGATATAAGTCCTATGCGTTTTTTTCTGTACGGCTAATATGGCGCTCTATTGCGGTCTGCCCCCTTCACTTGACGCTGTTTCACAGATTCTCGATTTGCAGGATAAGAAGCTGGGCACGGGCAAAAACCTCATCCGTTATTTCTCCGTACCGTGCAAACCTACCAAAGCAAACGGAGGGCGCGCCCGTAACCTACCCGAACATGACCCGGAGGCCTGGGAAGAATTTAAGGAGTATCTACGTTATGACGTGCTATCAGAAAAGGAAATATTCGGCAAATTATCACGGTTTGAGTTTCCCGAACTGGAGCAACGTATATATGCAGCAGACCAGCGCATAAATGACTACGGAATACGTGCCGATTTACAGTTAGCAACGGCCGCCCGGGATATGGACGAGGAGTATAAACAGAAGTTAGCCGAGATGGCCGAACGAAAGTACGGCATCGGCTCGCTAAAGTCCATGCCCCAACTAAAAGAGTTCATCAAGGAACGTACTGGAGTAGTTGTTTCGTCGCTAGCCAAGGGAGCGATAGAGGATGCTATAAAAGAGATTGCGAGCCTTAAGAACGTCACAGACGTAAATAAGCAAGCAGTGTTAGACGTTATAGACCTACGTCGGGAAATCGGTAAGACGTCGAACGCCAAGTACACCGCCATCCTTGCAAGTGCAGGACGCGGAGACCGTATTAGGGGACTGTTTAGGTATTATGGCGCGAACCGTACCGGGCGATGGGCTGGGCGCTTGGTTCAGTTACAGAACCTACCGCAAAACCATATTGAGGAGCTGGACGAGGCCCGAGACTTGGTGAAGCTGCACGATTTATCACTGATGGAGCTAATGTACACCAAACCCACGCATATACTATCACAGCTAATACGTACCGCGTTTATTGCCCCCGAAGGTTACACCTTCTCCGTGGCGGACTTCTCCGCGATTGAGGCACGTGTAATTGCGTGGGTGGCTGATGAGCAATGGCGGTTGGACTTGTTCAAGGACCCTAAAGCCGATATTTATTGCGCGTCCGCTTCCAAGATGTTCGGTGTGCCCGTGCATAAGGGGGACGAGCTAAGACAGCGCGGAAAGGTTGCGGAGCTTGCCTTGGGTTACGGAGGTGGGGTCAACGCCCTTACTACGATGGATACCAAGAAAGCGTTAACGGAAGAAGAAAAACCTCAAATACTGTTAAAATGGAGAGAAGCTAACAAAAAAGTAGTATCCTTGTGGAAGTCTTTAGAAAATGCTGCAAAAACGTGTATTGGAACACGCAGGCCGCAAACGTTCGTTATAGACGAGCTTTCCTCGATAGTATTCAGATACGAAGGAGGAGCAATGACAATAGAATTACCGTCGGGGCGAAAACTTTTTTACCCTTCCGCGCGTTTAAGTAGTAGAACAGTCTCGGGGGCTAACGGTGAGTTCGATGTGCAGGATATATCCTACATGGGTCAAGAACAAGCTACTGGCAAATGGGCGAAGTTACATACCTACGGAGGTAAGCTAACGGAGAACATTATACAAGCCATTAGCCGAGATTTGTTGGCGAATGCAATTTTTAAGGTTTTCGATATGGGTTATAACATTGTTCTACACGTTCACGATGAGATAGCCGCTGAGATACCTAAAGACGGGAACGAAGAATTAAGCTTAACGCGATGATAGACGCGATGTGTGACGCGCCAAGTTGGGCGGCTAGCATTCCATTGCGCGCGGCTGGTTACATAACGGATTATTATAAAAAAGATTAGGAAATGGAGTTAAAGAAAATGACTTTTAAGGTTGCGACCGCTACTAATGCGAAGTCGGTAAGTTGGAAAAATCGTACCTACACATGGGACGACCTTGTTAAGAGGTTCACCAGTGCAAAGGTAACGGAAGAGACGTACCGCGAGTTCATGTCAGCGAGCAAGGCCGAACAAGGTGCAATTAAAGATGTAGGCGCTTTCATGGGTGGGGAACTATTCGGTAGCAGAAGAAGCAAAAACAACGTAGGCGAGCGTTCGATATTGGCACTCGACATCGACTACGGAGAAGCCGATTTCCCGGAACGTTTTTTCGCTGCCATCAATTGCGCGTGCATCATTCACGGAACACATAAGCACAACCCGAAAGCAGGCGTTCTGCGTTATCGCGTTATTATTCCGTTGTCCGAGCCGGTGGATGGCGAGCGATACGAAGCTATCGCCCGAAAGGTTGCCGAGATTACCGGGATAGACTTGTACGACCGTACCACGTTCCAGCCCGAACGCTGCATGTTCTTTCCGTCGGTGTCCCGTGATGTAGACTACGATTATGTAGATTACTCGCAATTGTGTAGCGTGCCGCTGGATGTGAACGAATACCTTAACATGTACGAAGATTGGCACGATACCACCGAATGGGCGTACCACAAAGACGAGAAGGGCGAAGTGCGTACCTTTGTCAAAGAGCAGCAAGACCCTACACTGAAAGAGGGTACAGTAGGTGACTTCTGCCGGGCGTACACCATTTCAGAAGTTATCGCGGAATACTTGCCGGACGTTTACGAGCCAACAGACCAGCCGGACAGATGGACGTACAGCGGTGGTTCTACTTCGGGCGGTATGCTTACTTTCAACGACATGTTTGCCTATTCGTTCCATAACAACGACCCGATACAAGGTAATCACGTGTTTAACGCCTACGACTTGGTACGTGTGCATAAGTTCGGTAAGATGGACAAAGGACAAGACCGCACGAAGTCAACGGACGCTATGAATGAACTTGTAAACAAGGACACGAAAGTAGCGGAAATGCGCGCATCTCGTTTGCTGGCAAAGACTACCGAGGTAATGAATGATTTCGAGGAAACCGTAGAACCCGAAGAGGTTCACGACAATTTGCCCGAGGTATCCTTTGAAAAGGTAATGGCAGAACTCGAGGTTGATAAAAAAGGTAACTACTTGCCGAGCGCAAAGAACTTGGGGCTAATACTTAAGTACGACCCGAATTTAAAAGCTGATAGCACGAGACCTATTTAAAGAACGCAGGGTAGTTACCCGTACCCCTGTATGGAGACCGAAAGACAGTAGTACGGACTTTCAAGACGTAGACTTTGCAGGCGTTAGAAAGCATATCGAGGACGTCTACGGCATCAGTAGTTCGTTTAAGGTGGACGATGCTATATCACTTGTTGCCGAGATTAATTCTTTCCATCCCGTGCAGAACTATCTTACAAACTTGGAGTGGGACGGCACTGAGCGCATAGATACCGCGCTAATCGACATACTTGGTGCAGAAGATAACATATATACCCGTGAGGCATTCCGTATCATGATGGTAGGCGCGGTTAAGCGTATATTCCAAAAGGGGTGCAAATTCGATAGTATGTTAGTCCTACAGTCAGACCAGGGGGCAGGAAAGAGTACATTCCTTAAGATGCTGGGTAAGCAATGGTTCTCCGATAGCTTGTCGACAATGGATGGCAAACCAGCGTTTGAGCAATTGCAGGGTAACTGGATATTGGAGATTGCCGAGTTATCAGCGATGCGACGTTCGGAAGTCGAGATGGTGAAGAACTTCATTACCAAGACAGAAGATAGCTTTAGACCAGCCTACGGACGTGTGACAAAGAACTTTCCGCGACAATGCGTTTTCTTCGGGACAACCAACAAGGACGAGTTTTTGAAGGACGCAACCGGAGGTCGTAGATTCCTACCCGTGCGTGTACGCGCCAACGAAAACACCCACCGTATCTTTGAGGCCGATTTCCCTGCATACGTCGACCAGCTTTGGGCGGAGGCCGTTAATATGTATTTCCGCGGTGTGTCTACGCTGTTATCGGCAGAGGCCGAAGTAATAGCCGAACAGGGAAGGGAGGAGCACTTCGAGACAGACCCGCGTACCGAAGCAGTAGCAAAGTATTGCGACATGTACGTACCGACCAACTGGGAAAAGATGTTCCCCCTGGAACGTCGCATGTACTACGAGAATTACGACGAGGACGAGATAACGAAAGAGGAGTGCGTGCAGATGGGCTTCGTTAGCGCTACGGGCGTGCTGGTGGAGGCTTTGGGCTTCGAGGTAGGAAAGATTAAGGCTAAAGATGCCTCCGAGATTAACGATATACTGAACAAGTTACCCGGTTGGGTAGCGTAGCAGACAACGCGTCAAGTCATACGGACAACAAAGAGGATTCAAAAGAATTGTTAACGTAGACGTGGATAGCACGTTTGAAAGTTAACGGCTTGTTAACAGATTGACTAAAATAGGGTTTATTCTTAAACAGTGTTAATGAAGATACGACGTATCGGAATAAACCTATATTTGTAATGTCAAAAGGAAATAATAACAATTTAAAAATTAAGATCATGAAAAAATTAGTATTGGGTTTAGCAACAATTTTAGTGATTATGTTAACATCATGTTCAAGTGATTCGGGGGCTGTTAAGTCTATAGAAGATATACCCGAAACGGTAGATAATACCGTAGTATATATGTTCAAGGACATATCTAAGAACGGGTACGCCCCCGGAGCATATGCCATCAAGTTTAAAGACCGTCGACGGTATTAAGTATTGTGCCCTTCTCGGTGTTGGTGACGAGAAGTTTTACCCGCGTGCGACGAACTCCGATTTACCTTATCCTACCTTTGAGACCTACGCAACAAGCCTGGGCGCGCGCCTGGACTTCCTAAAACTTTGGGTTGTCATTACACAGGGCTGGGCTTATCTCTACGAGGGTAACACGGATAAGATATGGGGCGACATATTTAGTGATTATAATGTAGTGCACGCAACCGAGTTAGAAAAACAATAGGTCATTCGGAGAACCTTTTTAAATCTCCGTTGTTTATTAAGTATAAAAAATTATGAAAAGTGGAAATTTTGTAGAATTAACATTTGTAGTTAAAGGTGATTTGCAAGTAGAGTTTATTAACGTGGACCACATAAGCCGCATAATGTACGTAGATGATAAACCGTTTATCGGAATGGTAGGGCACACCTATACGCGCCAACTGACTGAAACAAGCTATGGGGACTTAATGAACGCCATTAACCTGGAGGACTAAACAACGATGGTACATATTTTAAAAGTTAGATTAACGTCAGACAGCGAGCCACCAAAAACGGTGTATCCTACAGAGCAGATTTTTGCTACGGTAGAGGCAGCAAGGGAGTTTTTTAAATCAGAGTATAAGACAGAAAAAGTGATAATGTATTATGAGCAACGTTAGAGATTACAATATCGGTAAGTCCGATTATTCAAAACATAAGATACAGCCCTGGGATATATGGCTTGAGTATAACCTTAACCCCTGGGACGCGGACATAGTTAAACGCGTGTTACGTACCAAAGAGGGCGAAGATAGGAAGCTGGACTATGAGAAAATTATCCATGTGTGCCAGGAGCGCATCAGACAGATAGAGGCCGAACGCCCGGATGCGGTAGAGGATAACAACGAAGAGGCCGAACCCGATTATAAAACGGTTATGTGCCCTTCTGAAAAAGATAAACCCGAACTGTTATACCGTGAAGGCGTTGAGTTTAGCGGTGTTTACAAAGTGTATGGCGTATTCCAGTCGGACGGTAGACCATATGCGTATATTGGCTACCATCACCGACACACATATTTAGACCTCAGCCAGTCTTCAAAGTGGGCCTGCTATGAATATGACTGGATGCCTAAAAATTCCTTTGGGCTGGGTGTATATACGCTACACTGTGAAGACCATGCAGCCTCAATGGAAATCGGTAAGTACGGCGTAGCGTACAGGAAGCACGACTATATAATAGCACACGGTAACCTATATCGTTACATGGACGACACCCCGGAGGGGCACGTGTATGAGAGGTTTGATGAAGGTGGGGAATTCACCAAGGTAGTAACAGGGCATAAGATTTATAACGAGGCAATTCAATATGTCAAGGGAAATAATAAGTGAAAAGGACTTGGAGCGCACATTCAGTGAGCACCTAAACAGAACGAAGAAAGTATGGGTAATAAAGCTATTATCCACCTTTGTAAAAGGTTTGCCGGATAGGATGGTTTTGTGCCGGGGCGTTATGTATACTTTGCCGAGATAAAGACCACCGGGAAGAAGCCTACAAAGATACAGGCCTACATACATGAGAAGTTAAGGGCGCTTGGTTTCAAGGTGTTTGTTATCGACGACTTGGAAAGCCGGGACAGTGCAATAGCTTTCTTCTTAAATAAGGTTAAGGAAATAACCGACGTATCACAAAAACCATTATCTTTGTGATATCAAATTAAAAACAGAAATCATGAAAAAAGGAATTAAGAATGAGATTGAATACCGTTTGGGCTTGTACTTTAGCTTAAGGAGCGGTGCACTGTATGTGAGAGACGAGAAGTATGGCAACAAGGAGCAGGTAATGAAACAACTCGAGGAGGATATAACCAAAGGCGTTATTTTCCTTTCCCGTAAACAACTTGGCGAGCTTCCCGAGGAAAGGGACTTCAAAAGTATTTGCGTATGGTATAAAACTAAATTAATGTAAGGTGATGGCAAAGTGTAATTATATAAGTGTAGAGGTAGCCTCCCAGGGCTGCCACCTACAGACTAAAGTAAACGGTAATAGTGACAAGGTTTTAGATGCAATGAGAAGCGCCCCGATACTGGACGTTATGCGTATAAGGTTAGAACTTATGAGGTTAACAAGCCTATGCGAAAAGGTTATTAAGGAGGATGGAAATGTTGAATAGAAGCAATTTACATGATTACCAAGTACGAGGCGTGAACCACATAATAGACAACGAGTATTGCGCTTTGTTCTTGGATATGGGTTTAGGCAAGACCGTTACCACGTTGACCGCCATAAAGGAGCTATTGGATAACTGCATTATCAGTAATGCCCTGGTTATCGCCCCGAAGAAAGTGACGCAAGTAACGTGGAGCGGCGAGATAAAGAACTGGGAACACTTGCAGGGCCTTACTATCTCCGTGATTGACGGTACGGCAAGGCAACGACGCGAGGCAATGGCAGCGAAGG